GTTCTGTTATATCCATCAACAACAACTACAGTTCCATCTGCTTCTCTGACTAGTTGATCCTTGCTAATGCGAGATAGTGCATATTGGGGGTCATGCACAACATCAGCAAGGGCTGTTACTGCTGGTGCTTCAACTTCAAGCTGTCTCTGCCTAGCCTCTAATTCTGCAATTTTTTTATTTTTTGCCTCTTCTGCGTCACGATATTGTTGAGCCTGTTTTGCAATCGCTTCGTCATATCTGCCCTTTGCCTCAAGCTCTTCTTTTTCTTTCTGCTGTTTAAAAGCAATTAAAGCATCAACATCTACATCTGGCGGTACTGCCTTTGCTGCCTCCTTTGCTTTTTTATAGTCATCTAAAATTTCTCTGTTGCTTTTTCTTAATGCCTCAACTTCTGCCATAAGTGCTGCTGTATCAACAGGTGGATTTGGCTTGATTGGTTCTTCTGCCATAGATAAAAATTAACAATTATTTACAATATTAGCTCCACTTGGTTTTGTCTGCCCAAAAAGCTGCTGACATTTTGCCTTTTGCAATATTTTTAGCGTGTCTTGCCTTGAAACTGCGTCTTTTTGCCTTATCTGCTTCTGATTCGCCCTTTCTTGGTGGTTTTGTCTTTGCTCCCTGCATACCAAACCTGATTAATTTTATTTTGTCACCTTCTTTTGCCAAAACTACATGAGACTTTGTTGGATGTGATGGAGTTCTTTTAGGTTTATTAAAAGCAGATAAACCAAATCTTTTTAGTCTCGGATCTTTGCTCATTTGCCTTTTATTCTCATAGCCATGTTATGAGCCTGTGTAAAACTCATGCCCTCTCTCATCTTACGTTTCATATATTCCATATGAGCCTTAGTATGTCCATGCGTTTCTTGATGCTTTTTAAGAGTGTTCTTTTGTCTGGTAGTTAGTTTCACAGTTACCTCCTTTTGTTGTACTTAGTATATATAGATGCGTCTGCTGTTCTTGCTTTATCTCCTCTCATGTAACTATTTACCCTACCAAAAGACCAAGCCTGCATTGTCACATTTCTTGAACCACCAGATAAATAAGCTCCCTGTCCTTTGCGGTAAACTTCTGCAAGTTCACCATAAAAGAATCTTGTACCGTCAGCCTTATCTTTAAGAGCTTTTTTTACGGCTGCGCTTAGTGGTTTTCTTCTTTTTCTTTGTGGTGACATTTTGAGCAACCCTTGATTTTTGAACAGCTTTTATATCAATAAACTCTCCTTTTCTGTAGGCTTCAGCAGTCCTTTTTATTTCAGCCGCTTTCGCAGCCCTATTTTTAGAACCAGACAAGTATTTTTTAGGAATACCTGTCTTTTTGTCTTTAGGAACTCGCCTTAGTTTCTTCCTTTTCACTTGTTACCTTTTTAGATTTTTTAGCAGTGGCCTTTGATTCTTTTTTTGGCTCATCATAAGATTGAACTTTAAATTGATAACCCATTATTTTTTACCTCCCTTCTTTTTCTTTTTTGACTTAGGTTTCATGGTAGAACCATATCCAACACCCTTAGGCATAACAATAAAAGTAGCTGCCTTTATATTACTTCCTTTTGCGTTTTTTAGCACTTGATAATGCGATAGCCTGTGCTTGTTTTAATGTTTTGCCTTCCTTCATTAACAATCGAATATTTGAAGAAATTACTTTTTGAGACTTACCTTTTTTTAGTGGCATAATTTTTTAAGTATATAATCTTTTTAAATCATCTAAGGTTCTTTCGCTACCATCATCTCTAACAAGTTTTCTTATTGCTGCTTGACCAGATCCTTCTTTTTTTGCAATTCTTTTAAAAAATTTTACTTTTTGTTCGCTTCCTAAAGTTTTAACTTGCAACTTTTTATCTTGTTTCAATAACCAATCGCCATAGGCTGTTCCCTGAGGTACTCTGCCTGTTGCTGATGGTCGAGAAACAACTTTGCCTACTGATGGCTTTTCCAAACTTGGATATTTCTTTTGCAATCCCTCATAGTCAACAACAGGAACAGTAGTAGATCGACAATTGAAATGCTGTGGCGGTGTCGGGCCTTGATTATATGCAAACTTCTGTCCATCAAGCCTTCTACAAATAGGGCTGGTTCTACTGTCCAAAGTTGCAACATATTCATATTTAGGGGCAACTTTACTATTTGCCGCATAAACCGCTTGTGATGCCTGATTTTGTACTTGATTTACAGATGTTCTTACTATTGTTTGTATTTGGTTATTAGCTAATTTTGTAAGTTCACCGCCAGATTGTGCAAGTTGTTTTACTGATAAAGGGCCAAAGTCTGAAAATTCTAATTTTCCTATCATTCTTCTAGCAATCTGCTGTGTGGTTTCACCAGAAAAAACTCCTGATCTTATAGCCAAAGCAAGTCTTTCTTGTGATTTAGTAGCTATACCTCGAAATGCTTTATTAACAGTTTCACCATTAGGCAATGTTATTGATGCCCCTTGTGTAGATGTAAGATCAAATTTTCCAGAACCAAATTTAATAAAGTCATCCTCTCTAAATTTTGTATTTGTAAATATATTTACTTGTGTTGGATCAGTCATTATTACTGACTCTGCATATTTTGGACTTACAGCAACAGAATTAATAGGAATATTTCCAGATTTTACGACTTTTTTTAGTTCATTCTCTACAAACTCTGTCTGTAAAACAGTTACCCCCTGTAATTCTTTTTTAAAATCCCTTGCAGTTGCACCAGACCATTTATTCAAACTATCTTTTGATTGTTTAATGATTGCCCTCAATCTTTTTCTAGTCTGTGGTGCTATTACAACTGCCTCCCCTGCGGCTTGTTGTCTTAAATCTATTTTTTTTAATTGATTAGCAGCATTTAATATTATTTCGTTGTAAGTTATGGCATATTTTTTTGCAACAGCATTACTATACCTGTTTAAATCAATACTCTCTCGAAAAAATGCTTCTGGTGTACTCATTCATCAAGCCGCCTCTTCTGTATCTTCGTCATCATCATCTGTAGCTGGTTCTTCTGGAGCTTCCATTTCTACCAACCCTCCGCTTTGCGTACTTTCCATTTCCCCTTCAATATCAAAATCATCTCCGAGAACTTCACCGCTAGATAGTTGATTTAATAATGTTTCCTGTGTAATTGTTCCAGCAGTAAACAATGTTAATAAGCTTGTTATCTCCTGAGGTTCAAGCCTTGTAGAAACAAAGTCTCTATTTACAAAGCTACTTCCAGCGTTAGGTTCATTCAGATATTCGCTATGAAACCTGAGGCAGTTATCAATCAGATCTTGCATCTGTTGAGCAATAACCATCATTGTGCTGTCATTCTGTGATCTGTCTATTCGCTTGGCTTCTGCTGACTCACCGACTAATTTTTGCCCAAGAACGGCAGCTAATGATAGTGTATTTATTTGTTCTTTAAGATCGCCAAGTCTTTGGAACTGGCTGTCATAGCTATCTCCTGAAGGGCTTACATATTCAAGCCTTGATTCTGGTGGTAATGCAAGAGCTTCACTTGGGCCAGTTGTTATCTCATCAGCATTTGGATAACCAAAAACAGCAAGTAAAGGCACAGAACTGATATGTAAGATATTATCCAAGTCCGACTGAATCTGATAATGCTTTAGGTTTAACTCTGCTATGTCATACAAGGGGCTGCGTGATTCATAAAAACCTACCCTGTTGGAATATGCCACAGCAAAAGGAATCTTGTCCTTAAGGCTCATTTCACCTTCATCAAATAATTTATATTCACTGTTCTTTTTATCTTTTCTATGAATCTCATAACGACCACGCTCTAAAACTCTTATCTGTTTTACTTGCTTTTCTCCATACTTTCCCTCAGGTTCTACAACATTCTCCAACAACCTTAGCTGTGTAAGCTGTCTTGCACCATCTACAATTTCAGTTCTCCAACCTAATATGTCTCTAGGTGTATAAGTTACCCAATAAGGTCTAGTTTTGTCTCCTTCTTTTGGTGCATCTACTAAGACCCCAACATGACCAAATGATATAGCTGTTCTTGCCGTATTGTACAACCACACATTTAAATCATTTTGCTCTAAGTCCACATCAAAAAGCTGTTCCCTCACTAAATCAGAAACATTATCAAGCCTTACTGGTTTTCTTGTAAGCATACCAGCCAACATTTTCTCTATTCTCTGCAAGTAAGGTACAACAGTAGATCTTGAAAGCCTTACATCATAACTATCATCTGTTTCTCTTGCCTCCTGTGGTAAATATTTTCTATGTTCACTCCTGATTTTATAAGTCCCTTCTTTCAAATCTGTGATCAAATCCCAAAACTGTGCCATGCGTTGATATGCCGCATTTGGTGATTCAACTGTTGATACAGCCTGTGTTATAGGTTGGTTGTAAATATTTAATGAGCTATACACAGTTTTTCCTCATAGTACCATTGCTTTTAATATATTCTAATTCCTGTTGGTCTGCCTGCTCTACCATATAACAAATTAAATTCTCTGTAACAGAGATACCCTAAGGCATCAACGTGGTGATCAAAATTATTTTGCTTATCAGGATCTCCTGTTTTTTCATCGTAGCTTTGCAACTCAAGACACTCAATTAAACGTGTACAACGGGCATGAATCGCCAAACGTCTTTGCCCTTTGCCGTTCTGTAATAACGCATTGACGGTTGCAACTCTATCTTTGATAAAGGGATTGCTTTTGAGAGCCATTGAACGGAATCCGTAACTTTCGAGAATTGCGATGTCTGTTTTCGAGGCATTGATCGTTGAACGTGCTGAACCACTTGCGTCTGGGTAAACTAATATTCTGTTTGAAGGGTAGCGTCTTTTTATCTCTTGTGCCAAAGCATCAGTATCT